ACTTACTTTACTTACAGACTTTGCTATTTTATTTCTTACTTCTTCATTCTGCATAGCTTTTTTATGCTTTTCCGAATTTTTCATAGCAATACTACTTCGTTTTTTACTTTCATCACTTCTTTTATTTCCAAGCGTTGCTTTTCCACCCATAATTGCAATTTCTTTATGTCTGTCTTCAGATAAATTCTGAAATTGATATTTTTTTCCTACTTCCATGAAATTATTTTTAACCTTTTCCATTTTTTTCAATCCTTCTGGTGAATATATTTCTTCCCAAGTTTTACCTTTTTTCTTTTTATTAGCTTCAACTGCAAATTCATTATACCCACCATATCCACCCTTATGAATATTATATTCCGGATTTAATTTTTCAATCCAATATACTTCCCTTTCATTTAATTCTTCTCTAGAATTACAATGTTCAAGTATTTCTTTTTTAAAATTTTTCTCACCATATTTTTTAATAGCACTTTTTAATATCTTACCACTACCTAAATAATTTATATCATTAGTAGATTGTTGTCCTATATAAATTTTGCTATTTATTAAATTTGTTGTTTTATATATAATCATTCTAACTCTCCTATATCCTTATATAAATATATAGGAAAGTTATTTTTATCCGAAATTCATTAGTCCAACAATTTGCCCGATCGGAGCAAAACTCCCGGTAAACTTGTAAGTGTTACCCTTATACTTAAATACTATACCTTCTGATGGAACTATGCCTGACATCCCGCCTATTTTATTCAATTTATCTAGCTGATGTTTCAATGTTTCTATTTTTTTAATATCTCCACCTTTTTTTACTTTACTAATAGCTGCAATAACATCTTTTCTTATTTTCTGAACAGCTTTATCTGGATTTACTGCAAGAAATCCACTTATATTTTTTAGAATTTCTGCACCAACATCAAAAAATAGTATCTCAAATGGTTTCATGTTTTGTTTTACCCATTTAGAATGATCTTTCTTATCAAAAGATAATACCCAATCAAGAAATTTCTTATTATCTATATCCTTTTTTATTTTCTGTATTTTATATGATTTATCAAAAAATGCCCATCTCTTAGTTAAATTCACTAAAATTTTATTTGGAATTTTATATTTCATTTGTTTAGATGCATTAAAAATAAACTCTTCCCAATATCGTTGATGATACATAGCAAGTGTATCATTATCTTTTAAGTTAAATTGTTTTTGTAATTTCTTTAACCGGTTCAAATAACCATTTTTCTTTTTACCAAAATCTTGAACTTTTGGAACCTGTAAAAACTGAGGCTTTCCAATCTTAAAATGTTTTTGTATATCTTGATTAGTCTGCTTAATCATACCAGCTAAAATACGAGCTGAATCTTTAGGTTGTCCTATAGCTGTACCGCGTTCATCATATTCTAATGTTCCGTGAAATACAATTTGAGCTTTATCATAATCTATTACATTCGCAGATGCTGGATATATAACTTCAAGATTCATCCATCTTTTACCATTGCCAAATATCTTTTCCCTTTGTTTATCTGATAGTGAACTTATAGCTTTATTTAAATCTTTCATTGCAAAAACAAATGCATCTCTAATATCACCCCTACCAGCAAATTTAGAAGCAACACCTTTAATATCCATTGCTGCACTACCAAAGTTCTTTAATTGACCCTTATTTCTAGCTGTAACTAATTTCCCATTAACCCAAGAAACCATTAAATTTTGCCCATCAAGTTTCTCTGTAACATTATCTTCTCTATCAAGTTTTCCGCCTAAGCCATTAATAATTATCTGTTTCAAATCTGAAAATGTAAGATTTTTATCATCAAATGGATGATTCATGTGACCCGCAGCTCCCCCACATAGTAATAAAATTCTATCATCAGCTATTTCATCCGAATTTTGCATATCCCGGATCAATAACCCAATTTCCTCATCTAAATTAATCCGCTCTTTTAATTCTGTATTTTCAACTTCGCCGTCAGCACCTGCTGCCACCGGCGCTTCTACCGCTGCTCCCTCGGTATCTTTCTCCGTATCAGTTAATCCCATCCACTTAATAATCTCATATCCTAAATTCTTCAATACTTTAGTTTCAATATGCTTTTTATATTTATCAAGTGGATTATTATATTTTTTACCAGTACCCGTTGTTCCATATGAAACAACAGGAACTATATTATATTTTAATGTATAATCATAATCAGGATTAATTGCATGCTTTCCTAAAATATATTGTACCACTTCCCAACCTTTATCTACATATAAAGAATCCATCCATTTTTTAGATTGCTTTTTGTAATCCCTAAATCCTCTATAAAATGTTGGTGGACCATCGTCTACGGGAGCTCCAGTAGTAGCAGATTCCTCTTTTATTATCTTTGATATATTAACATCAATTAAAAATTCTTCTATTAGTTCTTTTGGTATATCTACCCTTTCACCAAACAATTTACTAAATTTATTAGTTATCATATTATACACGCCTTTATCAAAATAACCAAAAAATTTCTTAAATCTTCTCTCTCTATCATCTGCATATTTAGGCGAACCAAGTAACTGCCTCATTGCAGTTCCACTAACTTCCATGCCTGCTGATTTTATTGAAATATGTGGAGCAATAAGTGTATATCCGTGATCTTCGAGTCCTTTAAGATTATTTTTATTCTTTTTATAGTCTTGATAATACGTTAACCCTCCACTTTTCTTTACACCGCCCTTTAACCTGCCAGCATCTTTTGATCCAACTACATATATTACTGCGGTAGTATCTTTATCAAATTTTGATAGTGTATTTATAGCAACATACGGCACCCTTTCTTTAATAATTTTATTTTTGGGTATTCCCATTTTAATCATGTGGCGTGCTTTTTCCTTAAAATTCAATGGGTGCTTTGGTGGTTTCTTTATATCTGAAGTAGTTATGTAAACATCATCAAATTGTTTCTTCATCCATTCATATACTTTTTTATGATGGGGACCAAATGGTTGAAATCTGCCCGGATATACTCCTATTACTTTTTTGATTTGTTTTTCTTCAGTAATATTTTTATAACCGCTCATACTATTAGTTTTATTTTTCTTTACTCGTTCTCTACTTGGAGATGGAACTTCTATTTCTTTAACTTCATTTCTTTTTAATAATTTCTGCTTTTCGATCCATTTTTTTCCAATTTTATTTTTAACTGGTTTTCTAACAAACTTACCAATTCCTTTTTTAACTAACATCTTAAATCTCTTCTTCGCTTGCTCTTCATCTAATACTTTAGAATTATCTACAATTAAAAAATTAGATCCACCAAATAATCCTTGAAATGCTCCTAAATTTGCCTGTACTTCTTTCCATGATTTTTCTACGAGTTCTGGTGGTAATTTGCGTGGTCTCTCTGCATTTCTTTTTTGTGCGACATCTAAATCAGTATGTACAAATACCATATATGTATCATAACCTATTTTTTCTAATTCCGTTTTTTGTTTTTTTATCGCATTAAATTTATGTCCAGTACCATCTATAATAACACCAAGTCTACCTTTCTTATATAACTCTAATTTCTTTTGTGATAATTCTTTAGTCCTTCCACGAAGTCCACTATAATCTTTATATGATGGATCAGTAAGTTGTCTGAATAAATCATCTGGCATATTATCTAAATCTGTTCCAAATCCGTATCTTTTTAAGAATGCTTCTAATTCTGCATCTTGATTTACAAGTTTAAGTCCTTTAGCAGATACATTTATTTTTTTAGGAATACCAAATAATCCTTGTGCAACGAAAGTTTTTCCTGAACCCGGTCCTCCTGCCAAGAAAACAGCTTTCAATATACCAGGATCATTTACACCCTCTTTAATTTGTTCTTTTTTCTTTGGTTCAAGTCTAAATTTTAAAGCCGGCCTTCCATTAATAAGTAAATCACCTTTTTCATTCCAGTCAATAGATTTAACAACTACTTTTTTATTTTTGAATCGACCCATTTTAACAACGTCGCCAACTTTAATAGGTAAATTTACATCTTCTTTTAATTCACCTAAAAAAGGCTCCGTTAACCATTCTGTAAGCTTGGTCATTTTATTATCCTTAATATCCTATTTATATTTTGACCGCTTCTCTTAACCATATCAACATCTTCAGGATTTTTTAAAATCTTTTTAATTGCATTTTTTTGTGATGAAGATAATTTTTTCAACTTACCATACATTCCAAGTAAATGTTCTGGCGACACTCCTATATCTTTAACAAAATGACGTGGACCCAAATCAAATCCTATTGTACTCCATTTACCTTTCATAAACTTATCAAATACTAATTCTATATATTTTCCATCTGAACTAATATATGTATCGCCTACTTTAACTTCTCTTAATAAATCTTTTAATTTAATCATACCGATAAGGCCCTCCTAAACCAACCGAATAAGAATCGTTCTTGTTCAGGTTTTCTTGCGACTATATCCATGTAATGCTTTACTCTATACATTCTGCACCTTTCTAACTCTGGTGTATATTTTGCTAATGCCGCTTTAGTACCGGGTCCGAATCCACCGTCTACTGCTATATTAGCACCTTTTGCATTTATTGCCCGTTGTAAAATCTTTACAGCAGTTCCCCTACCTTGATTTACACAGCAATCAAAAAAGAAATGTTTGAGGTGATCTGGCAACTCATCTACTTTGTTTCTATCCCAATAATCTTTTTTATAAATTTCTTTTGCGCCCTCTTTAGTAAGGTTCTTAATATCTACATCTGGATAAAATCGTTTTGCTATGCCAAAATGTGTTTCGCCCCCGAGATCATTTGGATCATTTACATAACCACCCTCGTGTTCAAGAGTTATCTCTATAATTTCATCAAATGTTGTTAAAATTTCTTTACTTTTCACGTTTGATCTCCTAAATATATTTAAGAAACATTTATTCAT